GGCGCGCGCAATGCCGGGCGGCCGATGTTGCTGGAGGGCGGGCTGGACTGGCGCCCTATGGGTTTCAGCCCGTCGGACATGGAGTTCCACCAGACCAAGGAAGCGGCAGCACGCGAAATCGCGCAGGCCTTTGGCGTGCCGCCGATGCTGATCGGGATCCCGGGCGATGCGACCTTTGCCAACTATGCCGAGGCGCACCGGGCGTTCTTCCGCCTGACGGTGCTGCCGCTGGTCGCAAAGGTTTGCGGGACGGTCGGACACTGGCTGTCCGAGATTTCCGGCGAGGCGCTGGAACTGGCCCCCGACCTTGATGCCGTTCCGGCCCTGTCCGTGGAGCGCGAGGCGGTCTGGACGAGGATCGCAGGCGCCAGCTTCCTGACCGATGCCGAAAAGCGGGCCCTTCTGGGGCTGCCTGCGATGGAGGGAGGCGAGCCATGACCATGGGCGAACTGGGGCCGAGACTGGAGACGAAGTTCACCGCGATCGGCCAGGTCGAGGCCGGCGCGGATGGTACGGCCATCGAGGGCTACGCAAGCCTGTTCGGCAAGGTCGATCAGGGGGGGGACATCGTGCGACCCGGCGCCTATCTGGCCAGCCTGCAGCGGCTGGCCGAGGCCGGGCGGCGCGTCAAGATGCTGTGGCAACACGATCCGACGCGGCCCATCGGGATCTGGGACGAGGTGCGCGAGGACGAACGCGGCCTGTACGTCAAGGGGCGCATCCTGCCTGATATCGCGCAGGGGCGCGAAGCGGCGGCGCTGGTCGCGGCCGGGGCGATCGACGGGTTGTCGATCGGGTATCGCACGGTTCAGTCTGAACGAGACGGCAAGGGACGCCGTATCCTGAATGAGCTTGATCTTTGGGAAGTGTCGCTTGTGACCTTTCCGATGCTGCCCGACGCCCGTGTCGGTGCGAAGGCCGACGACGTGCAGGAGGACCTGATCGCAGAGTTTGCGATGGCCCTGCGGCAAGCCGGCGAGGTGTTGCGGGGCCTCTGAGGCGGCCCCGTCCTGAAACTTCAGAAACAGTCAGGAAACGAACATGACCAGGAGCGACAACGTCGCCGGGGACGGCAGAGCCATCCCCCCGGCGCAGTCGGCGGGTTCAGCGGCGCAGGCTTCTGGTCTTGCCGCTGACTTCAAGGCTGCGCTTGCCGCATTCACCAATGATCTCGGCGTATTTCGCGCCGGGGTGGAAGCAAAACTTCAACAGCAGGAAGAGCGACTGACCATGCTTGATCGGAAATCCGTGGCCGGGCTGCGCCCGGCGCTGGCCGTTGCGGCCGAGCCTTCCCTGCCGCATCAGAAGGCGTTCGACGCCTATGTGCGGTCGGGCGATGACGATGCGCTGCGCGGCCTGGTGCTGGAAGGCAAGGCGATGTCGTCGTCGGTGGCGGCCGATGGCGGCTATCTCGTCTCGCCGCGCACGGCGGAGACGATCCAAGGTGTGCTGCGGTCGCAGTCCTCGATCCGCTCTCTGGCCAACGTCGTGGCGATCGACGGTGGCGCCTTCGAGGTGCTGGTCGATCACACGGAGTTCGGGTCGGGCTGGGCCACGGAGACCACCGCCACGACCGAGACCGGCACCCCGGCGATCGACAAGATCCTGATCCCGCTGCACGAGTTGTCCGCGCTGCCGAAGGTGTCGCAGCGGCTGCTGGACGACAGTGCCTTCGACGTCGAGGACTGGCTGGCCGAGCGGATCGGTGACCGGTTCGCTCGAGCCGAGGCTGCGGCCTTCGTGTCGGGCAATGGCGTCGACAAGCCGCGCGGCTTCCTCGACCACACCAAGGTTGCGAACGCGACCTGGGCCTGGGGCTCGATCGGCTACATCGCGACCGGCGTTGCCGGCGGCTTCGCGGCTGCGGCGCCAGGAGATGCCCTCGTCGATCTGGTGTACGCGCTTGGCGCCCGGTATCGCGCCAACGGCACCTTCGTGATGAACTCGCGCACGGCGGGCCGGGTACGGAAAATCAAGGATGCCGATGGTCGGTTCCTGTGGTCGGACGGACTTGCTGCGGCAGAACCGGCACGGCTGCTGGGCTATCCGGTGCTGATCGCCGAGGACATGCCCGATGTGGCGAACGATGCCTTCGCGATCGCCTTCGGGGACTTCCGCTCGGGGTATACGATTGCCGAGCGACCCGACCTGCGCGTTCTGCGTGACCCGTTCTCGGCCAAACCGAACGTCCTGTTCTACGCGACCAAGCGCGTGGGTGGGGGCGTCAGCGACTATGCCGCGATCAAGCTCTTGCGCTTTGCGGTGAGCTGACCCGCTTCCGGCGAGACCCCGCCGGGCGGCGCGATCCGCGTGGCCCGGCGTAGCCGCCCAAAGGTTGCGGAGAACCCTATGAAACTGACGGAATTGACGCCGGTCCCGCCAGAGGCGCTACCGGTGGCCGAACTTGCCGAGCGCCTGCGGTTGGCCAGCGGGTTTGCCCCTGATCCCGGGCAACAGGCCCTTTTGTCCGGTGTGCTGCGGGCATCGCTGGCCACGATCGAGGCGCGAACGGGCAAGGCGATCGTGCAGCGGACGTTCCGGCTGACGGTCGCGGCCTGGCGGGACCTGGGCGAGCAGGCCTTACCGGTCGCACCCGTGACGGCTGTCAACGCGTTGCGGATCGTGGATCGCGACGACGTGGCTGTCGAGAGCAATGCCGCGGATTGGCGGCTGATCCCCGACAGCCATCGGCCGCTGTTGCGGTCCGTGGGCTTTACCTTGCCTACGATCCCGGTGGGCGGACGTGCGGAGATCGACTTCACCGCCGGGTACGGGGCGACGTGGGCGGAGGTGCCGAACGACCTCAAGCAGGCGGTCCTGGTGCTTGCGGCGGGCTACCACGACGATCCCAAGGGGGCTGCGGCCTTGCCCGAGGCGGTATCGGCCCTGGTGGCGCCATACCGCCATGTTCGGCTGTGGGGTTTGTCATGAAGGCCTGGCCGAGGCTCGATCGGGCATTGGTTCTGGAACACCCGGAGCGCGTGCCCGACGGGGCGGGCGGGTTCACGACGGTCTGGTCACCGCTCGGCACGATCTGGGGACATGTCCGCGCTGGGGCCGGGCGGATCGAGGCGGCGGAACAGGTGACCCTGTCGACGCTGACCTTCCGGATCTACGTCCGTGCCGCGCCCGTGGGTGATGCGCGGAGACCCCGGCCCGAGCAGCGGTTTCGGTCGGGGGGGCGTGTGTTTGCAATCTCGGCCGTGACGGAAGCCCCCGATCTGGACGGACTGCTTGTCTGCTTTGCGACCGAGGAGGTTCCGGCATGAGTTATGGCAGTGCGGTTGCCTTGCAATCTGCGGTCTACGCGCGGCTGACGTCGGACCCGGCGCTGGTGGCCTTGGCAGGAACAGCCGTCTACGATCACGTTCCGGCAGGGAACCTGCCCGAAACCTACGTGAGCCTCGGCGTCGAGGAGGCGAGGGCGCGCGGCGATGCGTCCGGGGTGATCGCCGAGCATGACATCGCGCTGAGTGTGGTCAGTTCGGCCACGGGCTTTGCCCAGGCAAAGGCCGTCGCAGCCGCGGCAGCGGCAGCGCTGGAAGCGCCCGGGCTCGTGCTGAGTGCGGGTCGGCTGATGGACCTGACCTTTCTTTCGGCCCGCGCCCGGAGGGTCCGGGATGCGGATGTGCGACGCATCGAGCTTCGGTTCCGCGCGCGCATCGACACAAACTGAACAAGCGAGGAGAGCCGACATGGCGGCGCAGAACGGCAGGGACCTGCTTCTGAAGATCGACCTGACTGGGGCAGGGCAGTTCGAGACGGTGGCGGGCCTGCGGGCCACGCGGATCAGCTTCAACGCCGAGACGGTGGACATCACGAGCCTGGAAAGCGCCGGTGGGTGGCGCGAGCTGCTGGGCGGGGCAGGGGTGCGGTCGGCCTCGATCTCGGGGTCGGGTGTGTTCCGCGACGAGGGCACGGATGCGCGCGCGCGGAGCATCTTCTTCGACGGACAGACGCCCGTGTGGCAGGTGATCGTGCCCGATTTCGGCATCGTGGAGGGTGCGTTCCTGATGACGGGGCTCGAGTATGCGGGGAGCTACAACGGAGAGGCGACCTATGAGGTGTCGCTGGCTTCGGCGGGCGAACTGACCTTCACGGCGCTCTGACCGATGGAGAACCCCTGGGCAGGCGAAGTGTGCCTGATGATCGACGGCGAAGCGAAGGTGCTGAAGCTGACCTTGGGCGCGTTGGCGGAGCTTGAGGCGTCCATGGGCACCGACACCATCGTGGCCCTTGTGGAGCGTTTCGAGACGGGGCGCTTTTCGGCACGGGATGTCGTGTCGTTGATCGTGGCGGGGTTGCGCGGCGGGGGATGGCGGGGGTCTGCCAACGATCTGCTGAGTGCCGACATCGCCGGGGGAACTGTCGCAGCGGCGAAGGCTGCGGGCCAACTGCTGGCACGCGCCTTCGCCGTTCCGGGTGAGGCGCCATGAGCCGCCTCGACTGGTCTGGCCTGATGCGAGCCGGGATTTGCGGGCTGAGGCTGCGGCCAGCGGATTTCTGGTCGCTGACGCCCGGCGAACTGGCCCTGATGCTGGGGATCAGTCCGGATGGTGCGCGTGGTCTGACCCGCGCCCGACTGGAAGACCTGGTGCGCGCCTTCCCAGACAAGACACGGGAGACGACCGATGCGACAGACTGACGGATTGGACGGGTTCGAGGACCAGGTGGCCGCGCTGGAGCGCAGCCTGGGAGGGGCGGGGGCCATGGCGGCGGCCTTCGATGGTGAACTGTCGCGGATGCAGGCGACGTTTGCCGGCGCCGGGCGGGAAGTGTCCTCGATGTCGACCAGCATCTCGCGCGGATTGAAGTCGGCCTTCGAGGGCGTGGTGTTTGACGGGATGAAGCTGTCTGATGCGTTGCGCGGGGTCGCGCGGTCGATGTCGGAAGCCGCCTACAACGCCGCCGTGAAACCCGTATTCAACCACTTCGGCGGGATCCTTGCCGGGGGAATCGAGGGCCTTGTCCAGGGGGCAATGGGATTTGCGCGAGGCGGTGCCTTTGCACAGGGGCGCGTGATGCCCTTTGCGAAGGGAGGGATCGTGTCGTCGCCCACGACGTTCCCGATGCGCGGTGCGACCGGCCTGATGGGCGAGGCCGGGCCCGAGGCGATCCTGCCCCTGACACGCGGGGCCGACGGAGCGCTGGGTGTTCGCGCTCCGGGTGGTGGCGGTCGGCCCGTTTCGGTCGTGATGAACATCACGACGCCCGACGTGCAGGGATTTCAGCGATCGCAGACCCAGATCGCCGCCCAGGTCGGCCGCGCCCTGTCCCGTGGCCAACGCAATCGGTGAGGTAAGACATGGCGTTTCACGAGGTACGCTTTCCAGCCAGCCTGAGCCTCGGGTCGGTCGGTGGCCCTGAGCGGCGGACCGAGATCGTCACGCTGGCCAACGGGTTTGAGGAGCGCAACACGCCCTGGGCCCAGTCTCGGCGGCGATACGATGCGGGGCTGGGAATGCGGTCGCTGGACGATCTGGAAACGCTGATTGCTTTCTTCGAGGCGCGGCAAGGCCAGATGCACGGGTTTCGCTGGAAGGACTGGACGGACTTCCGGTCGTGCCCGGCATCGCGGGAACCGGGCGCCCTTGATCAGGTGATTGCGATCGGGGACGGCGTGACAAATACCTTTCAGTTGACCAAGACCTATCGGTCGGAGGCACAGTCCTACACCCGCTCGATCGTTAAGCCGGTGGCGGGCACAGTGCGCGTCGCGGTCCAGGGGACGCCCTTGGTCGAGACGGTCGGGTTCGAGGTCGATGTGACCCGGGGAATCCTGACACTCGCCGATCCGCCGGACGTCGGTGTGCAGGTTACGGCGGGATTCGAGTTCGATGTACCGGTTCGGTTCGACACAGACCGCCTTGTTCTCTCCATGGCGAGTTTCCAAGCCGGCGAGGTTCCAAGCGTCCCCGTGGTCGAGGTGCGAACATGACGGCGGCCGAGGCAGCACTGCACGCACATCTGGCGACGGGAAGCACGACCGTTTGCCGATGCTGGCAGGTGCGACGTCGGGATGGCCTGGTTCTGGGGTTCACCGACCACGACCGGGACCTTGTCTTCGATGGCGTACATCATCGGGCGGATACAGGTCTGAGTGGACGCGCCTACCAGAGTTCGACCGGTCTTGCGGTCGACAATGCGGGTGCCCTTGGGCTGTTGAGCGATGCTTCAATCACCGCGGAGGATATTGATGCAGGACGCTACGATGGCGCCGAAGTCACGACCTGGAGGGTGAACTGGGCAAACATCGAAGCGCGTGAGATCGAGTTTCGCGGCACCATCGGTGAAATCGTCCGGTCAGGCGCGCGCTTCGAAGCTGAGCTTCGCGGCCTGTCGGAAGCGCTGAATAAGCCGGACGGCTTTGTCTATCAACGCCAGTGTTCGGCCGTTCTTGGGGACCACCGGTGCAAGGTGGATACCACGTTGCCCGCGTATGCGTGGGAAACCGAGGTGGTGGAATGGGGACCTGGCGCCCAGGGATTGCTGATGCCGGGGCCAAACTATGCGCAACACTGGTTCGCGGCAGGACGGCTGGAGGTGCTGGGCGGGGCTGCTGCCGGACTCTCGGGGTTGGTGAAGATTGATCGCGCGACAGCCGAGGGGCGGCGGATCGAGCTTTGGGAGTCGCTGCGCTCGGATGTGCGGCCGGGCGATCCGGTGCGCCTGGTGGCGGGGTGCGACCGGTCACGCGAAACCTGCAAGGTAAAGTTCGGCAACTTCCTGAATTTTCGAGGTTTCCCCCATGTTCCCGGTGAAGACTGGATCATGAGCTACCCGGCCCGTGAGTCCAGACGTGATGGCGGGAGCAGATCGGCATGAGTGACATCAACCTGGAAGTGGCGGAACGGG